CATCTTTATTGACAATGGTAAATTGTGTGTAATCAAAGCCTGCTGCCTGTGCAAACTTCTCACCTCTAAAGCCACCCCAATTATATGATGTGGCATAAACGGCAGGCAATTCTTTGTTTATCATTGCCATTGCCTCTTTATCTGCATTCACCATCTTTTTTGACAAATCAAGCACCTTTGCCTGCATCTGTCTTGTATGAAATATCTGTCTCCTTGCCCAATTCTGATACTCAGACTGAGTTATAACACCGTTTTTGACCTGATCTCTTTTGATTCTTTCGGCTATTCTGAACCTTGATAAGTATTCATCAAGTTCTTTTTGGCACTCAGATGCAGCTTGCTTATAAACAGAAGATAAATGAGCCTCTAACTTTTTTAGCTGCTCATCTACCTTCTTTCTGCCTGCATCATAAGGAAAAGTATTATCCATCTACCTTTCACCGCTTTACTGCTCTTCTGTGTTATCTGTGCCCTCACCGCTTGTCAGTCTGTCAAGGTTGTCTGTTTCCTGCTTGTCTATGGTGCTTTCTATCTGATCTTTATCCCCGAAAATAGTCATGATCTTTTCTGTGATGTACTCAGGATCTAAGTACATAGCAGCATTAACAAGGGTGTTTATCTCTTCTGTCTTGTTAATGACTATTGACCTGTCATAAGATGCCTCATCCTCAAGACCGGCTATGTCAAGCAGTCTCTGTATGAAGTCAGTGATGTAAGACTCAAGCATGTCTAACTTCTGATTCAAAGGCTCATAAGCTGCCTGTATCTGTGTGGCAGTAACTGCACCGCTTGCAAGATCATAAGTGTTAAGTGCCATTGCATCTTTATACAACTGCTGCTCAAGCCTGTCTAAGATAGCCTCCCTGCCCTCATAAGGCAAACTGACCTCATGACTCTGTATCTGTTGATCATCATCCACCTGTGCAATGTGCAGTTTCCTCATCTTGTCTATAAATTTGACAATATCAGCATCATTCATGCCACCGGCATTTGTAATTGACCAATAGATCAAATTAGCATCATCAACTGTGTTGCAGTAGTTTGAGCTGATAAGATCATGTGCATCTATTGTGGCTCTGATAGGCAAAAGCTCACTTGTCTTTGTGTTGTTTGCGTAACAGGGCACAACAGGGAAATTAGAGTAGTTCTCACCATCATATATCTCATCACCGTCTGCCTCTGATGTTCTCACTTTGAGCTTATAAGGTCTCTTTTCCTTAAAGACATTACCCTCTGTACCGTCAAATATGTATTCCTCATAGCCGTCAAGCTCCATGACTGTTGCCCTCATAGGCTTATTATCTGCAATCTGCCAAAATCTGATACCTGCTTTAAGAGCACCATCCTCTTCATCATAGAAGGGCACAAAGTTAGACAGACTGTATATCTCTATATGGTCAAGATTCCAAAAGGCAAAAGATGCACCCTCAACCTGTGCAAGCCTGCACACCTGCATAATGTCTTTGTCAAAGGTCTCACCTAAGCCTTTGCCCTGACCGTTTGCCCATGTGATGCCATTACCAAGCAGCACAGAGGTTGCCTGCAAGACTGAGCGATAAAAGAACCTGTTAGCAATCTTGTGATTAGGTGATACTGTGTCCGGCACTGCCTGCCCTTTAGCATTGTATATGACTTTCTCAAGCATTCTGATAGTCGTGTTTTCACCGTTAAAGTAATCATCACCTATGATTGCATTCTTATAAGCCTTGCTTGATTTATGATCATTTATAGCAGACTTGACAAACTCAATGCGGTCTTTTTCTGACTTCTGTGCAACCTCTGCCCAATCCTGATAAGTTTTCATGTTATCTCCTTTCGGTCTGATGCCTATATAATTGCCTGCTCATTTTGTCAATACCTATTTTTTGCATTATAACATTTAATAACCAAAAAATGATACACTGTCATTTTCTTCTTTTTTGCCCCATAGCTTGCGAATCATAGATGCAAGACTGTCAGGAGCATCATCATGCTCTGCATACTCATTGTAATTGAGTATCATGTCAATGTACTCAGGATCTGTACCATCTACAAAGATAACATTTTTCCATTCAGCTTTCAGATAAGTGACAATCTTGATATATTTATTGGTAGATTCCCAATAAGAAGATGCTTTCTCACCTCTTTTAATTATCTCTTTTTTCAGATAGCCTTTATCACCGTTCTCTTCACAGATCAGAGTAGTGACAAGCAGTCTCTGCTTTTCTTCTATGATCTCTGATAAGCAATCATCAACATGCTTTTGCCATAGCCTGCCATATACATAATATTTGCCCTCTTGCTTTTTGCAAATAGTGAAAGCTGTGCTGTCCTCACCACCATAAGCAGCATCAATGTGCCCATACATAGCATTCACTACCTTTTCTATCTCACCGCCTGTCTGTGCATCTTTAAAGATCACATCTTCTGATGCAATGTGCTTTAATTCATAGTTAGCAGCAAACAGAGAAGGTGACATTTCCTCTTTTTTCTTTTCTATCTCTGCCTTAGAAAAGATATTTGTTCTTTTCCAATCCCATTTCTCTGCCTTTGGCATAAGTTGAAAAGCATCATCTTCATGCCATGGTGTGCCGGTGTTGTGGATCTTACCGCCCTGATTCTTGATATTTATAAGCTCTTGATATACTGTTTTAGTTCTTTCTCTTTCTGCTCTTGATGTTCTGTCTTTGATATTGACAATATCATCTGTAAAGATATAGTCATAATGCTTACCTGTCATTGATGATCCTATACCTATGCCTGTTAATTGACTTGTGCCCTTAATATCAGTTGTTAGGTTAGTGCTTAGCTCAGTTGCATTGTCAACAGTGAATTTTATCTTAATACCGTAAATACACAAGATCAGATATTGAGTCTTAGGGTTAAGCAGAATATTTTTGACCTGCTTGATGATCTCTTTAACATCATCATCAGTCTTTCTCATGAATAGAATTCGCTTATTAGGTAATAATATTATAATAATAGCAAGTGCTATTGATAGGCATGTTGTCTTATATGAATTTCTGTGCCCTTGCAGAGTATGATCCTCTGTGCCAAAAGCCATCTCAGTTATCCACTCATTGTGAAAGTCGGTCAATTTGTTAAAGCCTAACAAATGACCGAACTTTACAGGGAAATGTCTTAGAAAAGATACTGCATCTTGTCTTGTCACTTTGCCCTTTTCCTTGTCTTTTTCTCAGGTGCTGCCTCTGCATCTGCTTTCTTAGCAGTTCTTGCTGCTCTTTTTCTTACAGGCTTAGCAGGCTCTGCCGGTGTTTCCTGCTGCTTGCTCTCAAACACCATTGCCTCTACTTCATCTATCACATCCTGATCAACATCCGCAACAATGACTTTATCAACAGGCTTAAAGCCTGCTGTATCTCTTACAAGCTCCCAAAATCGTGGACTGCCCTTGCTAATCTCTTTGGCAGCTACCTGCACCATCAGCTCTGAGCCGGTAATAGGGTTGCCCTTTTTGTCTGTTGCTACATAAGATTCAAGCCACACCTGCAACTGCTTTTTAAGGTCTGCTTTCTCTTTTCTTGCCTTTCCTGATGCTATACCGCCCTTTTTAGCTATCTCTTTTTGTTCTTTTTCCGTTCTCTTATTCATAGGAATAAGGTTGTTTTTGCCTACCTCACCTCTTTTAGCCATTGATAATCACCGCCTTTTGACCTGTCAGCTTTTCCCATCTTGCTATGATCACATCACAATAATAAGGCTCTAACTCACAGATATAGCATTGCCTGTTGAGTTGCTCACATGCTATAAGTGTTGATCCGCTGCCACCAAAGCAGTCAAGTACCGTGTTGTTTTCTTCTGAGAAGTCTTTGAGAATCTCACCAAGCATCTTAACAGGCTTTTGTGTCGGATGTACCCTCTTATCGTGCTCACCTTCTCTTATCATGCCATTCCACAACTGATGATAAATTCTTACAGGCGTGTGAAAGCTACACCATGCCATCTCACCATCCGCAAATGTGTTTTTTATGCCACTCTCACCTCTTTTATCCCAAATTAACCAAGAGTCTGAGAAAGGCAGAAATTGTGTAAAGTAGTTACCACCAAAAATTATCTGCTTATCTGTCAGTTTACTGACTATCTGATAATTAAGCTCTGCTGTCTCTGTTGTATCATCTGCAATTATCTGCTTATACTTGCCTTTTTTAGCTATGCCAAAGTTAGCACCTACCTCACCATTGTTGCCCACAACAGACACACCATAAGGCGGATCTTGTAATACAATATCCGCCTTATGGTGTGCTAACAACCGCTCAATATCTGCCTCACTTGTGCTGTCACCACAAATAAGCCTGTGCCTGCCTAACTGCCACAAGTCACCCTCTTTGCATCTTGTCTCTATTTCAGCAGGGATCTCATCTTCTACCACCTCTGCCGGTGTTGTGCCATCATCTAATTCTATGCCCCAATCAAGGTCAAAGCCATCAAAGTCAAGATCAGCTATCTCATCTATTATGAGGTTAAAATCCCAATCAGACTCATTAAGTTTGTTATCAAGCAATCTGAGCTTTTTGACCTGCTCTTCTGTCAGGTTTGCCATTTTCACAACCGGCACAGTTCTCAGATGCAGCTTTTTAGATGCTATGAGCCTGCAATGACCTATTATAAGGTTGTTGTCTTTGTCAACTACAAGAGGCTGTGCAAAGCCAAATTGCCTAATGCTTTCTGCCACATTATCTATCTGCACCTTATCATGCATCTTTGCATTCTTGCTATAAGGCTTGATATCTGCTAATTTCATCTGCTCTATATTCATACTACCTTGCCCCATTCTGTTCCGTATCTGTCTGTTATCTCTTTAAAATCTTCATAGTCATGAGGCTTAACAGAGTATCTCTCAGAGCCATCATCTAAAAACTCAATGCCCACATGCAAAAGCTCATGAAAGAGCAAGATCCTTAACTGATCATCTGTAAAGCCTGCACAATTCTTTTCAAAGACAGTTATTGTAAAGTCTGCCGGTATGCCCCATTTATATTTGTCAGAGATTCTCTCACACTCACCTAAGACCGCCTTGCCTTTGCTTTTCTTCTCATTGTCAGATCCTAAGTAAATGATTGTTGCGTGACTGTTAGCAACATCTATCAGGCTTTCTTCTTCATCTATGATCTGAGCTGCCATCTCTGCATACTCTTCTCTTATCACCCTGTTATCCATTGCTCACCTCTTCTGCTCTTGCTCTGATCTCTGCTTTCTGTGCTTTCTCAAATGCTCTTACTATGCTCAGATAGCCTCTGATAGCCTTTCTCACAGATTCTGACTTATTATCCTGCTTATCAAGCCATGCAATAATGTCAGCATCTTCTGCCTGTCTCAGAGTGACACACATTGTCTTGCACTTTTCCATGTGCTTTTTACTGTATGCCCTTCTCTTATTCTGCTTTGTCTCAGGTGTAATTATTTCTCTTTTCAAATCATCATTCATAATTAAGCCTCCTTTGTTTCATTATACATGCTTACAGGCTCAATGTAAATTTCTGTGCGTGGGTGTTCTTTGTCAATATATACCCTGCTGCCATCATGCCCTGCAAGGATCTTAAAGTTATCATCTGCAATGATTCTGTACTTAACTAAGATATCATCTATTGCCTCAAGCAGGTTTGTCAGATCAACTCTTCTTTCTGTTGACCTGTAAAAGATGCACTTGACATTGACAGGCTCAGATATTGTCTTTTTGCATCTGCCTAAGAACCACCCTGCATCTCTTTCATATTTCTTGTATGCATCACTCTGCACAATAAAAGGCTTGCCGGTCTTTCCGTTTGTCAGGATCTTCTGATTGTTTTTCTTTGTCTTAGGCTCAAGCGGTATTGTTGCCTTAAATAGTATCATTATAGATCAGTCTCCTTTACTACCTCTGTTGCCCACTTAGGGTGTGATACAAGCCTCAAAGAAGGATCTTCTTTTGTGGGTGTTCTCTTGACAAGATAGTAAAAGTCACACTCTTGCACTATCTCACCTAAGATGTAATCAGAGCCTTTATATCTCAAATATCTTGTCATACAATGCCACCTGCTCTGAATATCACTAACATAGAGGGAAAAGGTGCACAGTTCTTGCTATCACCAAATTTAAGCCTTCCTTTCAAAAAGCGGATCTCACTTCTGTGTAAAATGTACTCATGAAAGTATCTTGTGTCAGTTCTTGCCGGTATCAGCATCACAACAACTGTGTTAGGCTTTGTGCTTTCTTGCCATGCTTTCTGCACCCATGCTTTTATATCAGAGTAAGGCGGATTCACAAAGACTCTGCACCCCCCCCCCATGATAATGATAAACCGTTTTGCTCTTTTGTAAAGTATTTCTCACACTTGTGATTCTCATGAGTTGCACAAGGGTCTAAGTCAAAGCAGAATTCTTTGTCAAGCTCTGCAAACAGATCAGCAGGTGTTGCCCATTCATCTGATTTAGATGAGAAGAGTGCATCAAACTTGCTTTCATACTCTTGCACTAACAAAATATCTTGTGTGCCACCCCAAATGTCAGCCTGCCTCATCTGCATCTACCTCAATTTCACTCTCAAGAGCCATCTGCACAGCTTTGTTTGCAGCATCTGCAACAGTAGTCACTGCCTCACTCAGAGCCTGCACAAACGGTTTAAAAGCCTCTATAATGCCATCCCAAGCCTTAGTAATAAAATCTAATGATTCTCTAAGACCTATTGCCTCACCAAGATCCCAATGATGTGCTTTCATCAGGGCACGGCACTCTTTGTAGCTCTTGCCGGTGAAGTCATGTAAAAACTTGATATCTTTATTCCTGCTCATTTTGCTCTGCCTCTTTTCTTTTTAGGCTGTAAATTACCCATATTAGATTACAACTCACCATACCACAAGCAAAGCCTGATAATATCAAAGCTATTACTGCAAGTATCTCACGCATTTTCTTCACCTTTTTTGCCTTTTGCAACACCTAACACCACAAGCCAAAACACAACCGCCTGACACACATTGAGTGTGATGCTGACTGCTAATGCTATTGCCATGATCATACCTCCTTAAAAATAACCTATAATATCAACCTTTATCAGGTGTATCATTCTGCCATCTTTATAACCGTGCTTTTTTCCTATTTTCCTTTTAGCACTCTTTATGTCTCTTGCCTCTACATCTGCTGTGTGTTCTTGATCTCTGCCCCTGATTCTGTATCTGATGTAATATGACTGCATATCATACCTCCTTTAAACACTGATGCATGCACTCACCTGCACACATAGGATTGTAACAGAGGGTGTGTGTCTCAAAGCAACCTGATGCAAGATCCATTTTGAGCAGCTCAGTCTTTTTGAACTTGCAGACAGCATCAAGCACCTTTGTGCCATCTGCTAAGCCTTGTGCATACTGCTCACGGTCAAATGCTAATGCTTTAATAAGCTCTTGCCGGTCAACATTTATGCCTGTTTGCTCACGGATCTGCACCATTATGTTGTTATCTCTTTGCTCAGTTATCTGCTCACTTATCTTTTGTATAGTTATTTCTATTGGTGATTTATACATGATCTGCCCCCTTTTACCTGTGCAGAGATAGCATCTGCATTAAGCCTGCACCTATCTCTTCTGCCTGTTCTCTTGACATACGCATTTTCCACTGATTCTGCATGCCACACTGCCTATTTTTCAGAGTGATGTAAAAAAACTCTTTAATTTCACTCTTAACAGGATCTATTGATGCACCTGTCAAAGGATCTCTGTAAGGCATTAAAGGCTCAAGCTCAATACCTACCTCAATGGTACTGTTGTTGCCTAATGTTGTATTTACATCTATCATCTTTTCTTGCCCTCTTTTGCTTTCTGTCTCTTAGGCTTTGTCACCTCAAGATAATACTTGTGCTGATACTCTTTAGCTGCCTGCTTTTTCTTCTCTGCCTCTGCCGGTGTTACCTCAACAGGCTCTTTCTTCTCATCAGCTCTCAGTTTTTTCAGTGCATCCCAATCTATTGCCATAATCAGTCTCCTTTGATCTTAGGTGTTGCTATTAACTTTTGCATCATATCATGCAGAAAGTTCATCTCATCTTCATCTATAATGCCATGCTCTAAAGCATATAAGTCTCTGATGCCTATCCTGATGCAGAGATGCCCAAATCTAACAAGATCATCATATTGCTTGTCTGCATCTCTTTTGCCTGCCTCATAACCTTCATGATACTTTCTTTCTATATCTGCATGCCCTGCCATGTTATCACCTCACTTTGCCCACGGATCTGCACTGCATCCATGATCTATTAGCCACTGCTTTGCCTCTTTTACTTTGTCTTTAGGTGCATCTTTTATTGCAAGCACCATCTGCCTGATTGCTATGCTCACTACAAGATCATCAACCGGCAAAGGCTTTGTGTAGATACCTTTTTTCTGCCATTTGTGGTAGAATGCCCTAAACTTACTCAGGTCAAAGGTCATTACCACCTCATCTCTTTCTTTTACCCACTCATCATGCTCTGCCCAATAAGCCTGCATCTTCTTATTCATGATCATCACCTCTTTCTGCATACCCAAATCATATTTGCTACACTAACACCAAGAGAAAATCCCGATAAAAACAAAGATATATAACAAAGAATCTCTTTAGTCATTGTCTGCCTCCTCTTGTTCTGTTTTTCTCCTTTCTTCTGGAAAACAACAATGCATACCCATTGCTATCAAAACATCTGCGTGTTTACGACCGAAAAATTTATATATTTTTGGTTTACATTCTTCCCTATATTTACAATCTTTACATCTCATTGTCTGCCTCCTTTCTCATATCCGCCCCACACCAAAAACAGAATGGGTATTTATCCGAACTATGACCACCACACTTATCACATCTGTAACACCCATAAGGATTGCCAAATTCTGTAAACTCGGTATCAAATATCCACTCGCCTTTAGGTCTTGCAATCGGAATTATAACTCCAT